AATATTAGACGGATGGCCGCTTTAGCCTTTTCATTTGAATTTCAAATTAAATTTATTTTACTACAATTATGCCATTAGAGTCTCCATATATATAGGACTCCAATACACCAATACATAGAGCAAATTGAGAGACACCGATTGACTCAGTCAACATGGCAACCCCCAATAGGTTTAAAATAAATGCCAAAAATTATTTCCTCACTTATCCCAAATGCTCACTCACTAAAGAAGAGGCACTTTCCCAATTCTTAAATCTCCAAACCCCAACTTCAAAAAAATTCATTAGAATCTGCAGAGAGCTTCATGAAGATGGGACTCCTCACTTGCATGTTCTCATTCAGTTCGAAGGGAAGTTCCAGTGCAGAAACAATAGATTCTTCGACCTCACATCTCCAAGCAGGTCAGCACATTTCCATCCAAACATTCAGGGAGCTAAAAGCTCAAGCGATGTCAAAACCTACATGGAGAAAGACGGAGACATCCTTGATCATGGAGTTTTCCAGGTCGATGGAAGATCAGCTAGAGGAGGTTGCCAATCTGCCAACGACGCATATGCCGAGGCAATCAACGCAGGGTCCAAAGCTCAGGCCCTCAATATACTAAAGGAGAAAGCCCCAAGAGACTTTCTACTTCAATTTCATAATTTAAATTCAAATTTAGATAGGTATTTTCAGGATCCACCAGCTCCTTATGTTTCTCCTTTTTCTTCTTCTTCATTTGATCAAGTTCCAGAAGAACTTGAAGAGTGGGCCTGCGAGAATGTCGTCGATGCCGCTGCGCGGCCCCTGAGACCTCAAAGTATAGTCATAGAGGGAGATAGTCGTACTGGGAAGACGATATGGGCTAGATCATTAGGCCCACATAACTATCTATGTGGGCATTTAGATCTAAGCCCAAAAGTGTACAGCAACGACGCGTGGTTTAACGTCATTGATGACGTCGATCCGCATTTCCTCAAGCACTTTAAAGAGTTTATGGGGGCCCAAAGGGACTGGCAATCCAACACAAAATACGGGAAACCAGTTCAAATTAAAGGCGGGATACCGACAATCTTCCTCTGCAATCCTGGTCCCAACAGCAGTTATAAAGAATTCCTCGACGAAGAAAAGAACACCGCATTAAAGAATTGGGCTCTCAAGAATGCGATCTTCATCACCCTCGAAGGACCACTGTACTCAGGTTCCAATCAAAGTACAGCACAGGGAAGCGAAGAAGCGCATCAGGAGGAGGAGAGTCGATCTTGAATGCGGGTGTTCTTATTTTCTATCTATAAACTGCTTCAACCATGGATTTACGCACAGGGGAACCCATCACTGCAGCTCAAGCATGGAGTGGCGCCTATATTTGGGAAGTTCCAAATCCCCTATATTTCAAGATCCTCAGCCACGACAACCGTCCATTCACGATGAACATGGACATCATCAAGATCAGGATCCAATTCAATTACAACCTTCGGAGAGCTGTGGGAGTGCACAAATGTTTTCTGACTTACCGAATCTGGACGACCTTACACCCTCAGACTGGTCTTTTCTTAAGGGTATTCAAAACCCAAGTCCTCAAGTATCTCACAAATTTGGGTGTAATCTCAATTAATTCAATTATAAGAGCAGTTAATCATGTATTATGGAATAAAATAGAACAAACTATGTATGTCGAGATGACTTCAGAAATAAAATTCGATGTTTATTAATATCAATTCGTTACAGAATCGTAGAAGTAAATCCTAATTTTAAGAGTGGCGTAAACAGGATTAGAGGCATGGGTACATGCCATATACAACATCAGGGCATTCTCAGAATGATTCTCGTTTTTCCCTGCCTCTTGTTGATTGTAAACAACATAATTATTAACCCTAACAAACTTCTTAACTAAAGCTTGTTCTTTTGCACCATACTGTCCACCAGTGACTGTTGCATACCATTTCCTCAAGACTTGGTAACGATCCCGATGCACATTCTTCACAGTAGCAGTGCTAGGCTCGTTGTCAAACATGTTGAAGACCTCTCCAAAATCCTGAGGCTTGTCAACCGGACGTCGATCACGAACCAGAAAGAACATCACATTGTTAGTATGGTTCTTTGACTTTATATTTTCATCCATCCAGATCTTACCCAACACATAAACCGACTTGACACAGAAACGTTTCCCAACTCTATGAGTCAACCCAGTACCATGAGTAACATCACTAATACACATGACCTTACCTATATGAACTACATCATGTCTAGATTCAAAAGACTGGACCTTACATGGACCCTCACACCCTCTTGGAACATCAGGGCTTCTGTACATCCTGTACAGTCTGGGCTTGCGATTCATGGGCCTGTTCGCCCATATGCGAGATTTTGTGACGCGGACAGTGGGGACAACTGCACGGGTTGCATAAGGGCTGTCGAAGTTCAGACGCCGACGCACCTTCGACGCGGGGGTAGAAATGACGATATCGGCAGGACGCTTCGACATAATTCCTAGAACGCAATATTGATATTAGATCGCGGATTAAATCGTAACCTACCGTATCAGGAGAGTATTCTTCAGACAGATGTTGAAGATATTTGATAGCAAGCATGCAACGAAACCCGTGAACCGTCTCGGGGAACTCGTTTAACAGTGGATCCCACATTTTTTTAAATAGAAACTTAGAGCCGAAGTACTTATAAGCGCGGGATAATTATTTAAGCTCTGAGCGCGCAATTTCATTGGTCGGGGCCCCACCCAAAATTTTTCGCGGCCATCCGGT